CGGCGCAAGACCCGACGACGTATTATCTGCACCGCACGGAGTTGTGGGGGCGGATGCGCGAGTGGTTGAACATGGCGTTCCTGCCGGATGAGGATGAGTTGATCTCCGACCTGTGCGTGATGCGGTACAGCCTGAACTTAAAAGGGCAGTTGGCGCTGTGGCCGAAGGAGAAGATGAAGAAGGAAGGGTTTGCCAGCCCCGACTATGCGGATGCGTTGGCGATGACGTTCTCCAGGAATGTCAATCGGCGGGATCAGAGAACGTCACGGCGGTTCAAGAAGAAGCGGGTTGCGGAAGGGGTGGACTACGCGCTATTCTCCTAATCGTCAGCAAAGACATCCTCCGAAACCCCGTGCGCGTCCCTCGCGCCGTTTAAACCCCCTGGCGCTTGCGCCGGGGGGTTTTCTCGTGTTAGCTTCGCTCATGCAATCAGTTCGGAGAGCGACATGAGTGGACTGTTTGGGGGCGGCGGCGCGGCGGCCACGCCCATCCCCCCGCCCGAACCCCCGTCCCGGTCAGACGATGATGTCCAGGCTGCCGCCCTGGCGGCGCGACAGCGGCGCGCAGGCGCGACGGGACGGTCGGAGACGATCTTGACCAGCGGCGCAGGCATAGAAGAAGACACCAGCGCCACCAAAACATTGTTAGGAACTGGATAATGGGTGGAAGTAGAGCGGCCCCCGCACCGGCACCACGGCCCGCGCCCGTGGCGCTGCCCGAACCAGAACCCGAACCGGAAGCACCCAGCGAGGCTTTGCGGCGCAAGCGCATTGCGGAAGGGCGCACGGACATTTCGTCCACGGAAGGCGGTACGGGTGTCGGGGCCACGAAGAAATTGTTGGGGAATTAGTTATGGGCGGCAGCGTACCGCAGGCTGCGATGGCGCCCGGCAGCAAGGCTCGTAAGCCGGGCGCGCCCAAGGTCAGCGCGCCGGATAAGCCCGATCTCAGCATTGACGGCAAGAAGCTGGATATCAAACAGCGTGGTTTTGGTTTGACCCGGCTTGGGGAGAGTGACCCATTTGGCGCTGATCCGGTTTCGCGTGTTGGCGAGACGCCGCTTCGGAAGAAGAAGCCCACCATTGTCCTGTTGGGGGACCAACCGTGAGCGGCACCGCTGAAGAGATCATTCGGCGTTACGAGAAGTTAGAGGCCGAACGGGGAGCTTGGGAGAGTCATTGGACGGAGATCGCGGATCGGGTGCTACCCCGGTACTCCGACACCTTCTTCAAGCCAACATCAGAACAGACCAAGGGCGAGAAGCGCACGGAGAAGATGCTCGACAGCACGGCGGGGCTGGCCCTGGAAAGGTTCGCCGCTGCGATGGAGAGTATGCTGACGCCGCGCACCCAGAAGTGGCACCGTGTTGTCCCCTCCGATCCATCGCTTGCCGCTGACCGTGACGTTAAGTTGTGGTTTGAGAGTGCGACGAATGTTCTCTTTCGTTACCGCTACGCCACGAAGGCGAACTATGCCAGCCAACAGCATGAGGTCTACATGGGCCTGGGCGCGTTTGGCACCGGCATCATGTTCGTGGATTTCCACGACAAGGGTGGGCTGCGTTATCAGGCCACGAACATAAAAGAAATTCTCTTTGAGTTGAACCACCAGGGCATTGTCGATACGACTTACCGCAAATATTCTCTGTCGGCGCGGCAGATGGAACAGCGCGTTACGGAAGAGCGCTGGGATAGCATACCGGACGGCGTTAAGAGCGTGTTGAAAACGGACCCCGACAAACGGTTCGATATCATCCATTGTATCCGTCCCCGTGCGGAAGTTGACCCGCAACGGCTGGATGCGCGCGGCAAGCCCTTCGTCTCTTTCTATGTTGCCGTCCTGGGCGCGCACATTCTGAGTGAAGGGGGTTTCGACACCTTTCCGTATCAGATCAGCCGCTACGTCACCGGACCGGGCGAAAAATATGGGCGGTCGCCTGCCATGTTCGTGCTTCCAAGCATCAAGGTTTTAAACGAACAGAAGAAGACGTTGCTGACACAAGGACATCGTGCCGTAGCACCCGTTCTCCTGTCGCATGACGATGGCATTCTCGATACCTTCTCTATGGCACCCGGTTCAATGAACCCTGGCGGGGTAACCGCCGAAGGCCGCCCTCTTGTCCATGCCCTCCCTGTGGGCAACTTGGCGGCTGGGCAAGATTTGATGGACATGGAGCGACAGGTAATAAATGACGGTTTCCTAGTTAGTTTATTTCAAATCTTGGTAGATACGCCGACAATGACGGCGACCGAAGTTCTGGAACGCGCCCGCGAGAAGGGGGCGTTGCTTTCCCCGACGATGGGACGCCAACAGAGCGAGGCGCTGGGTCCGATGATTGAGCGCGAGATCGACGTTCTGTTGAAGCAAGGGCTTCTCCCGCCGATGCCGGAATTGTTGATCGAAGCGCAAGGCGAGTTTGAGATCGAATACGACAGCCCGCTCTCCCGGTCCCAACGGGCCGAAGAGGCGTCTGGTTGGTTGCGTACCCTAGAGGCGGCTATCGCCTACGCGAACACCACCCAGGACTTGTCCGTCCTCGACCAGTTCAACTCCGATGTGATCTATCAGAACCTTGCGGAGATCAACGCAGTGCCGCCTTCATGGATGCGGGGAGAGAAAGAGATTCAAGAATTGCGCGCAGCCCGCGCCGAACAACAACAGATGCAACAGGCGCTTGAGGCTGCCCCCGCCGCCGCCGGGGTTATGAAGGCGCTTCAGTAGGGTATGGCTGACCCTCTTCAGACTTTATTAGGGAAGCTGGAAGGTATCCGCCCGCTGAAGAAGGGCGAGTTTATCCAGAACCCCGGCGGTAGCAAGTCAACGGAACGGTTGATCGGGGTTGATGATCCCCGTTTAAACAAGGGTAAGCCCACGCTCATCCCGTCCGTGTTTTTCCACAAGGGTAAGATCATCCAATTTTCATCCGTGTCCAAGACGGGCGAAATTTCCGTGTCGAGGGAACAACAACGGGGCGCGATTGACGCGGCGGTTGCCACCGGTCTGGACTTCCCTTCTTTTGCCACCTTTGAGGCGTCCACGGAGTTCGCCAAGGAGCGCAGCCGTACGGGCGGTATCGCAAGTGGGCCGCTTGGTAAGAAGCCGCCGACGCTTGGGGAGGTGCTGAATGAGTGAGTTGTTAGCCGAAGTTAAGGACTACCTCAAAACCCGTGGGCAAGCCTACCGACAGACCTTCAAGGGCGTCTATGGGGAGCGGGTGCTGACCGATCTGGCGCGTTTTTGCCGTGCTAACGCAAGCACGTTCAATTCCGATCCGCGTCTTGAGGGTGTGCTGCAAGGTCGGCGGGAGGTGTGGCTGCGTATCGCCGCGCATCTTAATCTGACGGAAGATGAGCTTCAGGCGTATTTCAACCCACAAGGAAAATGACCATGCCAAAGAAAAACCCGCAGGCATACGCGAAAGCCGCCAGCGGTAAGAAACCCCCAAAACCAACCGTCAAGCGAGTGACACCCTACCGCGCAGCAACAAAGAAGAGATAGGAGAACACGACTATGGCCGAAGAAGCTGGGTCCGCTGGTGCGGGCAACCCAGGGGAACCGCAAGCGCCCTCTGGCGAGACAAGCGCAGACGTGACAACGGTGCCGGGTTCGGCATTGACTACTGAACCCCAACCGTCATGGATCGATGGGGTGCAAGACCCAACGACGAAAGCCTGGGCGGAAGCCAAGGGGCTTCAGAATGGGAGTATTGAGAACGTCCTGGGCAGTTACCACAATCTCGAAAAAATGGTGGGCGCTGACAAGGCGGGGCGCACTATTACCCTCTTGGGGGATGACGCAACCCCCGAACAGAAGAACGAGTTTTACACCAAGCTGGGACGCCCTGAAGCGGCCACGGACTACTCCATGAAGTTGCCCGAAGGGGTGACGGATGACAGCCGTCTGGTGATGATGCGGAATAAGGCGCATGATCTTGGCATTACGGACGCTCAGTTTCAGGGGCTTGCCGATGCTGACGCCGAATATGCCTCTCTGACCATTCAAGGCTTTGCCGATGAGAAGGCGATTTCCGCCGTCGATGCAGAGGCGCAGTTGAGGACGGAGTGGGGTGCCGCTTACGATCTCAAGGCGGCGGGCATTGATGTTGCAGCGGATAAGTTGGGGTTCACGGAGCCTCAACTTCTGGCGTTGCGCGAGGCAATGGGTCCGGTTGACGCGCTGAAGTTCGTTGACGGTTTGAACACCAAGATGGGCGACCACAAACACGATACCGGAGAGCCGGTCATCTCAGGGCACTTGACCCCTACTCAAGCTCAAGAGGAGTTGTCCGCGCTCACCATGAAAAAAGAGTTCATGGATGCGTGGTTGGACGGAATGCACCCCGGTCACAAGGCGGCGGTTGAAAAGAAGGCGGCTCTTGCACGGCTTGTCACGGGGGTTGTGTGATGCAACAGACCCGATTAGAGGCACTGAAGCTGGCATCTCAAATCTGCAAAGACCCAAAGAAAATTTTGGAGATCAGCGAACGGTACGCCCAGTACATCACCCAGGGGCCAAAAGTGGTGGACATCAAACCGGAGCCAAAAGTGGTGGACATCAAACCGGAGCCAAGCAATTGCAGACAGCGGCGCAAGCGCACGTCCGCATGATCACCTGTGCGGCAGCGTAACGGCGTTTAAACATATTGCGGTTGTAATCACCCGACATCTATGTCAATAATTCGAGAGAGCGCACCATGTGGTGTAGAACAGGCAACGTCGATAACCCAATCGGGCCGACAAAAAAAGCCCTAGTATTGGCCCCGCCTCAGCGGATAAGCCTTCAGCTTTTGTTTCACTGACAAAAGGAAGGCATTTCTAATGTCAAACGAAATTCTAGACTGGTCAGTTATTGACTACAAATCGACTGTTGAGCATCTGCTTCAACAGCGGGGGTCTAAGTTTCGGGGCGCTGTCATGGAGGACAGCTATCACGGTAAAAGTGGTGCCGCTGTCAACCAGCTTGGCGCAGTCACGGCGCAAGCCAAAACTACCCGCCATGCCGACACGCCCCTTATTGAGACTCCCCAGGATAAGCGTTGGGTCTACCCCACAGATTACGAATGGGCCGACCTGATTGACGATCAAGACAAGCTACGCATAATCGCCGATCCCACTTCTCCCTATGCGATTAATGGGGCGATGGCTTTGGGGAGGGCGATGGACGACCTGATCGTCACGGCTTCGACGGGGACCAGCAAAACTGGTGAAGACGGAACTACGTCAACGTCTTTCCCGGCTGGGCAGACCGCTGGTACGACATCTGGTGGTCTAACGGTTGCCAAGTTACGAGAAGCCATGCAGCTACTCATCGCGGCGGAAGTCGATGTTGATAACGAGCCGCTGTTCTGTGCCATTGGCGCTCAACAGCACGATGATTTGCTGGGCCAAACCCAAGCCATCAGCCTGGATTTCACCACTAGGCCTGTTCTCGTAGATGGGCGAATCAAGGCTTTCATGGGTTTCAACTTTATCGACAGCCAGCGTTTGGCTCTCTCTGGTACGGATCGCACGGTTGTTTGCTGGGCGAAAACCGGCCTTCACCTTGGAATTTGGAACGACATCAATGTCCAGATTTCAGATCGTGCCGACAAATCTTATTCAACACAGGTCTACGTCAAAGGAACCTTTGGGGCTACCCGTGTTGAAGAGAAAAAAGTCGTCGCAATCACTTGTTCGGAGGCTTAAAAAATGGCCACTTTTTATAGCGTCCAGAAAACCAAGTGGGACCAGAACACGCCAACGGAGAAGATCAAGCCCAGTGAAAACGCTGGACGGGTTCGTGTTTCATACGCGCTGTATGAAGCATCGTCCACGGCGGCGGCTTCTGTGCTTGAGATGTTCAATCTTCCGAATGACGCTCGTGTTCTTTCGGGAGAACTTGTGCATGACGCTCTTGGTAGCGGTACGACCCTATCGGTTGGTCACGCGGCCTATAAGAATAGCGCCGGTACAACCGTGGCTCTTGATGTTGATGAGTGGAAAGCAGCGGCGGCCTCGACTTCGATCACTACTGTCGATATTGTGGCGACCTCTGCTTTGGGTAAGAACACTATTGTTGATGCCGATGGAGACGGTATCCCTATCACTGTGGTTCTTGCTGGTGGTACTGGTTCCGGCACAATCGAACTCACGATGTATTGGGTTATCGATTAAGCCCGCTAGGGAAGGGGTTGTAGCAGTCCCGATTGCTCAACCCCTTCTTTTTCTGTTTTGAGGAGAAGCCAATGGCTGATGATTACGCGCTTGCATACAAAAAAGTAACGGAACTGACCCTGGAGGAAAATGCCCCCGCCTCTGGCGATTGGGGTATCCGCTGGGACACCAGCGCCGGGCAACCAGTTCGTGTTGCTGCGGAAAACCCGCTTCACACGGTTGGTACCACCGCATCTCTCGCGGAACTTAATATGGCGGCAGATAATTCTGCCAACACCGAAATTGTTACCACCACCAACGCCATTACCGCCGCCGAAAGCGGTACGACTTATATCCTGAACAGCGCCACGGCTTTTGTGTCCACTCTCCCCGCTGTTGCGGCTGGCTTGCGGTATACCTTCTATGCGGGCGCAACTCAGGTTACAGGTGGTAACCACACGATTGTCCCAACCAACGACAACACCATCTTTGGCGACTACAATGTCGCGGGGGCTACGGTTCCAGCTTCGGCTGAAGGCAGCATCAATTGGGTGGCTGACACAATGCTCCCCGGCGATAAGGTCGAGGTTTTTTGTGACGGCACAAATTGGTATGTCAGCGGCGGGGCGGCGGCTTCGGGGGCGATCACGTTTACGACTTAAATGGGAGCGGTAAATGACGGATGCGGTAAGCATCTGCAATCTTGCTTTGCAGAGAGTTGGCGCAAAAGCCGTTTCTGCCCTCACCGAAGACAGTACGGCAGGGCGGGCGTGTAATCGCGTTTATGCCCAGGCGCGCGATAGCGAACTCCGCGCTCATCCGTGGAGTTTTGCCCGTGAGCGGGTTCAGCTTGCGGCAGACAGCACCGATCCGATATTCGGTTTTGCCAAGCGATACCTTTTGCCGCCGGATTGTCTACGAATACTCCCTACCAACGGGCAAGACGGCACTCCCATTCAGGATGATTTCCAGATTGAGGGGCGCTACCTTATGACCGACAGCGGGTCACCCATTAATCTTGTCTATCTTAAACAGGTAACAGATGAAGAGACGTTTGACGATCTCTTCGTGGAGTTGCTTATCGCCCGTATCGCTATGGATGTGTCGGAAAAGGTGACGCAATCAAATAAGAAAAAAGAGGACGCCGTCAGACACTACAAAGAGGTACAGAAAGAGGCGCGGCGCATAAACGCATTTGAACGTCCACCACAAAAACCGCCCGTGGATAGCTGGCTTAATGCGAGGCTCTAGTGGCAAAAGTCAGTGGAGTCCAAAACAATTTTAACGGTGGGGAAATATCGTCGCTTTTGTACGGGCGTCCTGATGTTGACCGCTATAAGACGGGCTTGAAAACTTGTTTAAACTTCATCCCGCTTGTGCAAGGTCCGGTGGAGCGCCGTCCCGGTTCGGTTTTTATTAAGGAAGTAAAAACCAGTTCGTTATCCACAAGACTTGTTCGCTTTGAGTTCAGTACCACTCAAGCCTATATCTTGGAATTTGGTAACCTCTATGTCCGATTCTACAAGGACAATGGGGTAATCCTCTCATCCACTTCGACCATTTCGGCCGCAACCCGTGCTAATCCCGCTGTCGTAACGGATACCGGGCATGGTTATACTAACGGCAACGAGATTTTTATAACCGCTGTTGTTGGGATGACGGAGTTGAACGACAAGCACTATCTTGTCGCCGGTAAAACCACCAACACCTACCAGTTGACTAACATCGACGGCACTAATATCAATAGCAGCGGATACACCGCTTACGGCTCCGCTGGTACGTCAGCGCAGACGATTGAATTGGTGACCACTTATGCGACGGCTGATCTGTTTCAATTAAAATTTGCGCAGAGCGCGGACGTTCTCTACATCGTTCATCCGACTTATGCGCCACGCAAGATTGGCCGCACCTCCGACACCGCTTGGACGATCACCGACATCACCTTTTCAGATGGCCCGTTCCTGAACACCAACGTAGAGGCAACTACGTTAGGTCTTTCCGGCACTTCAGGGTCCGTGACGGTGACCGCGTCAGCCACCACCGGCATCAATGGTGGCGACGGATTCAAGTCAACGGATGTGGGGCGCTTGATCCGCTGGAAAGATGCAGCGGCGAACTGGACGTTTCTCACGATCACCGCGTTCACCGACACCACCCATGTCACCGCCACGATAGACGGGCCGAACGCATCTGCCACCACCGCCACGGTAAACTGGCGGCTGGGGGTGTGGTCTACTACCACGGGGTTCCCCGCTGCCGTCACGTTCCATCAGAACCGTCTCAGCTTCGCCGGTCCCACGGATTTCCCGCAACGCGTCGATATGAGCCGCACGGGCAATTTTGAGAATTTCGCGCCAACGGAACCGGACGCCACGGTGGTGGATGACAACGGGGTGACCAACAATCTCTCCGCTGACACCGTCAACGCCATACGCTGGCTTGCCGACGATGAGAAAGGTTTATTGATCGGTACGGTTGGTGGGGAGTGGTTGCTGCGTCCGTCTGATACTGGTGGCGTGACCACCCCGGCCAATGTCCAGAGTAAGCGATCCTCCGCCTTCGGGAGCGGCAACATCCAACCGATCAGAGCGGGGCGGGCTGTTCTGTTCGTTCAGCGGGCGCTCCGTAAAATCAGAGAGCTTGCCTATGTGTTTGAGGATGACGGCTTTAGAGCGCCCGATCTGACCCTGGTGGCGGAACACATCTCGCGCACGGGTATCGTGGAGATGGCGTACCAAGCGGAGCCTCAGAGTTTGGTGTGGTGTGCGCTGACGGACGGCACCTTGATCTGTCTTACCTATGAGCGCGAACAGAAGGTGGTAGGGTGGAGTCGTCACATCCTGGGAGGTGCTAGTGACGCCGGGGTCACCCAGGCGAAGGTCGAGAGCGTGGCAGCTATCCCCAACACCACCGGAACGGCGGATGAGCTTTATGTCATCGTACAGCGGTACATCAACGGAGCCACCCGGCGCTATATCGAATATCTGAAACCTCATTGGGAAGAAACCAACGATCAGGAAGATGCGTTTTTCGTGGACAGCGGGTTGAGCCTGGACGCTGCGCTCACGATCACCGGTATTACCCAGGCTGATCCCGCCGTGGTGACGATTGCCAGCCACACCTTCGATGACGGGGATGACATACGCCTTTCCGATGTGAACGGGATGCTTGAAGTGAACAAGGTGGCTTACATTGTGGGCGAAGGCGCAACCAACACCTTTGAGCTTTTTAGTAATACCGCGAACAACGCAACCATCTCAGCCGCGACAGCGGCGAACCCGGTGGTGATCACTGCCGCCGCGCACGGTCTGTCCAACGGTGATGAGATCGGCCTCTTCGGGGTCGGGGGCATGACGGAGCTTAATGGTAACGGGTATACCGTCGCCAATAAAACTGCCAACACCTTTCAGCTTTCAGGTGTTAACGGCACTGGTTACACCACATACACCTCTGGTGGTGATATCAGAGCCGCCATTAGCAGCACAGCGTTCACAGCTTACGTTTCCGGTGGCAAAGCGCGGGAACGGGCAACGTCCGTATCAGGGCTGGATCACCTTGAGGGCGAGACGGTGCAGATTTTGGCAGAAGGCGCAACTCACGCCGATAAGACGGTGACCTCCGGTGCGGTCACGCTAGATCGACCTTCATCCAAGGCCCATATTGGTAAGGCGTACACATCCGACTTTGAGACGTTGCGTTACGACATAGGGGCGCAGGACGGCACTTCACAAGGAAAGTTCGTGCGCTTCCACCGCGTCATTTTCCGGTTTCTCCAGATGTTGGGTGGCTTTATCGGTCCCGACACGGCCAATTTGGATGAGATCATATTGAGAGCCGGGGGGGACCCGATGGACACTCCTGTACCGCTGTTCACGGGCGACCATGAGATCGAATGGGACGCGGTGTATGACGGCGACAGCCATATATTCTACCGGCAGACCCAGCCGCTTCCTGTCACCATCGAAGCCGTGATGCCTCAGATGCACACCCAGGATCGATGAATGTTTGAAGTCACACCATTCAAGGCTGAACACTTGGCCGTCATCAAGTTACAGGATATGCAAGCGCATCTCAGTAATTGGGTGACGCTGGAACAGGGGCGCGGGCTTGAAGAGTACCCCAGCTATACCGCTTTCGTAGATGGCAAGCCTATTGGTGCGGCGGGGGTTCTCCACTTGTGGGCGGGGCGGGCGATAGCCTGGGCTTTCATCTCCAAGGTGGCGCCGCACATTTTTCTCAAGGGGCACCGGGTTGTCAAACGGTTCCTTGACGGTTGCCATGTTCGGCGTATTGAGATGACCGTCGATTGTGATTTTCCAGAGGCTCACCGCTGGGCGAAGATGTTGGGTTTTGAAATGGAATGTGAGCGGATGAAATTCTACAGCCCTGACGGACGCGATTGCGCCCTGTATGTGAGACTACGATGACCGAAATCCGTCACACTACCTTTAGCGAAGTTTTCAACGATCCCGGCTTCACCGCTTTGTTTGAAGAGTATTCGGAAGAGGCGGCGCTTAGTGGTTTGCCGCAACCTAATTGTCAGGTTCAAATCTATGAACAGATGGAAGCCGCTGGGTTGCTGCACGTTTTGGGCGCGTTCAAGGATGGGCAATTAACCGGGTTTTTGAACCTGTTGGTGAATGTTCTGCCGCACTACGGTGTGCGGGTGGGCACCGCCGAAAGTTTCTTTGTCGCCGCTGACCAGCGTAAGAACGGCGGCGGGTTGGGCCTATTGCGTGAAGCCGAACGGGCGGCGGCGGCGCAGGGTGCCGTGGGTTTTTTGGCAAACGCGGCCACCGGTAGTAGGTTGGCCGAAGTTCTGCCGAAGGCGGGCTATCAAGAAAGTCATAGACTGTTCTTTCGGAGACTTCCATGACTGATCTAGCTGTTGCGACCACCCGAATAGCGGCCATGAGTGAAGAGGGTATCGATCAGGTGCGCCAGCTTGAGGCGGCGATGTTGGAGAGCGCGCAGCCGGATATAATGACGAAGCACGTTATCCACGGGGGTGTGTACTGCCGCACCATGAATATGCCCGCTGGATGCTTGGTCACCGGGTCTTTGATTAAGATTGCGACCACGCTAATCATCAGCGGGCATGTCACGGTGTATGTCGGCGGCGAGACTGTCGATTTTATTGGCTACAACGTGACCCCGGCGGGGGCGGGGCGAAAGATAGCGGTACTGGCCCGTATCGAAAGCGACCTGACCATGCTGTTTCCGACAAGCGCCAAATCCGTTGAAGAGGCAGAAGCGGAATTTACCGATGAGGTCGATCTTCTTGGTTCTCGCAGAGTTGCCGACAACAACTCCATTATAATTACGGGAGAGTGAGATGACGGGCTATACAGCAGTCACTCTCGCCGTTGTCGGCGCGACTTTCTCTGCGGTTGGGATGATCCAGGCCGGGAACGCTGCGGACAAGGCGGGGAAATTCAACGCGAGGGTGGCTAAGAATAACGCCGACGCCTCCAGAGCGGCGGCGGCAGAGGACGCCAGACGACACATGCGCTTGGCGTCAAGACGGGCGGGGACGAACCGCTCTCTTGATCCTGATAAGTTAGACCTGTTGGAAGATAACGCCACCGAAGAGGAGTTGACCCGATTATCCCTTATCCACGCTGGTGAGGTTCAAGCGATTGGCTATGAGAACAACGCTCAGATCGAAATCATGCGGGGCAGGGCGCAGAGGGATCAATCCCGAACTAGCGCGTTTGGCACACTTCTTTCAGGCGTGGGTAGCGCGTTCTTGAAGGCACCTTCCGCACCCCCAACCGGGGCTACTCACCTTGGCTCACCGTTCACGTTCGGCGACCCGCAGGGCATAGTTTAGTCATGGGAAAATTTACAACTTTCGACGCACCTATCGGCACCAAGGGTCCGATCAGTGTGCAGAAGGTCACGGCCAAAGATTTTGGTGGTGACGCCGGATTTGGAACTATAGGGGAAGCTCTTAAAGGCGCGGCGGACGATGTTGAGAAACGGCAGATCATACAAAAACGTATTCAGGTCAAGAAAGAGAACGCTGACATAAACCAAGCCAACATCGACAACCAGGGTTTCGGCGCTTCTCTTTTCAGGGACGCCGCCAAGAACGCGGACGCCAACGCCACCGATTTTACGACAAACGTGCTTGCGGAGTACGACAGAAATGCGGAAGGACGTTTAGCCCTTGCCCCTAACGACAGGGTGCGGGCCGCGATGAAGCTGGATTTCAGTCGCACACGGAATCTATTGGTTGACAAAGCTGCGCTGTTTGAGAGTACAACCCGTGGCAAAAACGAACGTAAAGTTTTTCTGGATAACAGCGCCACGGCGGCTAATGTATTATATGAAACGCCTACGGACGACCAGTTTGATTTGATTATGAACGGGCGCGCCCGTGAGATATCGAACACCTCGCTACCTGAACACATTAAGGAGGATCTTCTTAGGGACGAGGTTAAAAGTTTGCGGTTTAAACAATACGCGGGGAAGCTTGAGTACGCGGTTACCGCCGAACAGGTTGATCAAATCTTAGGGGACCGCCCTGAAGATGAGTTGACCGCTACGAGTTTCACGCAGTTGGGCAAGGCGGGCGAGGCCAAGAAAAAACGCTTTGAGTATGACACTAGGCTGGCCCGGATGGAACAAAATGGGTTTGTGCGCGATGCCCAAGCCGCCATACGAGGTGTGGCAGTGCGGCAGACGCGAGGCCAATTGCCTGATGAGGCATCAAAGGCCAACGTCGAAAGACTTGTCCAGCAAGCTAACGATCCCGACACTTCCGAAATGTGGTTTAACGCGACCACCGTGGGGCGCTCCATAAACACCTGGCAGAAACTCCCTAGCGCGGAGTTGGAAACTATTGTCGCGGAATTGAAAAAGGACGTTGACGAGGCCGGGACCACGGCGCTTGAGAGTTCTTTGCACGCCGCCGCCAAAAGTGTCCTGGGCACGACGTTAGCCAGTGAGCGCAAGACGCAAGCTGAAATCGATAACACTGTTACTACCGCTTTCGAGACGTTCAACCATCGACTTGCGGCGAACGAGGACATTAGTCAGGACAAAAATGTGCTGATGGTTTTGGCTAATTTGAAGGACGTAAGCCCCAAAGTTCAGCAACGTATTCGTGAGGCTTTTGCACAGAATGAGGCGGCGCAAGGTCTGATGGATTCATCTCTTGCGGAACTGGGGGAGCAAGTAGAAGCCGCCGCATTGGTGCGGCGAGAGAGTGATATGAACATGGTGGCGTGGGAGACTTCGGTGAAGGTTCTAGCCACCATGTCAAAAATGACAAAGAAAAACTATCAAGATTACCAGCAACTAGCGGCTCCCGAACAACACATACCCTTGAACGGCGATGATCCAGAAGCCATGAAAGCGCGAGAGGCGTCGATGTTGGCGGGCGCGACTAAATATGGTAAGGCAGATCAGTTCCACACCACCGGAGAGATAGCGGCTATCGGTGAGCGGCTCCCCGATATGACATCCAGCGACCAGTTGAAGTTTATCGCGGGGTACACGCAACACCTGACACCCGAAAACGCGGTGACCGCGCTGGCCGAATTAGGCGAGGCGAACCCGCTAGTAGCTTATGTCGGCGCGGGTATTGCTTCAGACCTCAGTTTCAGAGACACGGGAGCTCTGATCTTGCGCGGTTCGCAAATTCTGGCGCATGAGAAGGGCATCGGAATACCCGCTGAGTTGACTACCACAGTGGGGGATATGAAGATCGCCATAGCCACCTCTGTTGTTGGTGCGCTCAACAACGAACTCCTACCGCCCCACCACAGGGCGGCGGTGCAGTCGGCGGCGCTTGCGTTGATTGCAACGAGGGCGGCTACTGATGCCAAAACGGCGGTCAACATGGCGCTAGGCGGCGACGGCGTCCTGGGGGGTATACAGCCTTTCAATGGCGAGAATTTTGCGGCTCCGGTTGGGGTCAGCGGGGGCATGATAGAGGATGCGTTTGAGGATAATCCTAAAACCCTCACCGCACTTTCCGTTGGTGGACATCCCCCCGTCACGGTCAATAACGTGCCGGTTAGCGCCGCCGCCATAGTGGAGGGGGGCACATTGGAGCGTATCGGCCCCGATATGTTCGCTGTTCGGATGCAATCGGATAAGAAACTTTTACGGGGTGCGCCTGATAAATTGTACGCCTTGCACATCACTCAAGAACGTATGGCTATTCTGGGTATTTTACCCCCGCCCCCGGAGATTGAGTTTGACATAGGGGGTGGCGCGTAATGCCACCCCTGGGGCACACAGACACCAGCCGCCCCCCGTCTCTGGTGGGCGTGGACTTGTTCAGAGGTTTCTCTGGCGGCGGGTTCCCTGAAGCTGGCGAAATCTTTGACGCGGTGTTGGACGACGCCGCGCAGAACAACTCTATGTTCGGGTTGCATCAGGGGTTTCAAGATATCTATCAGGACAACATCAAGCGGGCGCACGATCTGTCGGGTGAGAGCATCCCAGGTTTTGAAACCCTACGCTTCAAGGACATCGCCAGAAGCCTAGACGAAGGCGAGGCTTTAGGGATGGCGGAGCGGGCCGACTACACGATCAGCCTTGATTTGGTGAATGAGCGGTTCAAGAAACTGAAAGAGACGCACCCTGGAATACTGACGTTTGAGGAAATGTTCGCGGCGCTGAAGGCTAAGTCGAAAGCCACGGAGGCGCGCGCCGCCGATGTGTTAAGCCGCACCGATACCTTTGGCGATGTGGTGGGTTTCATGTCGGGCATGGTCGGCGCTTTCAATACCAACGATCCCCTGAATATCGTCGCGCTCCCGATAGGCGGTTTCGGTAAACAGGCAATGACCCGCGTGGCGACAGAGATGGGTATCGGCGCGCTGACGGAAAGCATCAACCAAGTCTTAGGGGTCACGGAGAACCGCGCACTTCTAGGATTGGACAACAGTATGTGGCGGGCCGCTCAACAAATACTTTTCGCCGGGGCGGGCGCTGGGGTTCTCCGTGGCACGTTTGAAGCTGCGCCCGTGGGCTTTCGCGCTATTGAAAGAAAGGCCGCGCCGCAGCGGGCGCTAGGCCGGGGATTGCTAAAGGCGTTGGAGGACGTTGGCGTTCCGGTTCGTGACGAAAGGTTCTTGGG